GACAACGTCTTCATACATTGTGGAACCACCAATGAGCAGATGAATGATTTCGCAAAGGACAACTGGAAGGATGGGGAATCCATTGAATGTGATATCACAGCCTTCGACTCCTCCCAGCAGGGTGAAAGCGTCGCGCTCCAAGACAAAATAATGGCCCGTTACAACATCCCTGATTTTTATCAAGAATTGTACAGACACTTCAAGTTGGATAGCACATCCAATATAATCGGGCCTGTCGCCACGAAGCGCACTACCGGGGAGCCTGGCACCTATGACGAAAATTGCCGCTACAATGAAGCTCTTCAGGCTGTGATATACGACATTCCCGTGAGGATGGTTCAGTTAATTGGCGGGGATGATTCGGCAACAAATGGTCGACCACCCGAGAGCGTTTTGTGGCAATACATGCGCCGATTTCTGCGAGCTGAGTGCAAAACGGTTTTCACCACCCATCCCACATTCTGTGGGTGGAAAATCACACAACGAGGCATCTACAAAGACCCAATATTGCTGTTTCTCAAGCTTCAATATCACATTGCCAATGATCATCAATTTGAAGTTCTTGATTCCTACGCTCACGAGGCTTCTACTGGTTACACCATGGGCGATACGCTCTATGATTATTGTTCATTTGAGGAATTGCAGGCCCTTCAGTGGTTGATGGATTACTTCCATCAGCACCTACAGTCCTCTGTAACTAGCAAATTGTTTAGTTACGAGCACACCCGCACTCTGCCCCTTTTGCTCACCGACTTACTTTGCCAATTAGCCGGTCTAGGCGATAGCCGACGCGAAAACAAAATCCGGAGATCACTGGAGTCTCGTGTCCTCACTTTAAAGCGGCGCCTCATATGGGGTTTTTCTTTCTAGTTAACTCTCCAGTTGCTCAATCTTCATTTTAACCACGTCAAGTTCAGCACTCAAACTTACCCAATCACAAACGATATGTTTTCATCCAACCTCATTACTGTTGATGGTTACTGCTATCTCAAGTTCTTTGCCCCTCAATATCGCCACAAAGCGTTCACCGCTTTAGGAAAATTTCCCTTCATCTCTTCCTTTTGTTCTTTTGCTCTCAACAATTCATCCTGGTGGTTCCATGACAAGTTCATTCTCACTGCGGTGATGTCCTCTGAAAATCCAGCACTCCTTGTTCACGTCAAGTCTTCAACTATTGATGGGCCGGTTAATAGTATCTTTGCAGATTCTGCCTATTCTTCAGCAATTACCCCTCGCACCCTATTTCACTTTCCTGCTGATGGCATCATCGGCGCTGAGCAACCAGCTGTTGGTGCGTCCGATCATCAAGTAGCCACCCAGGTTCCGTTGACCTCCATTCCACTATCTGCTTTTGGCCGAGCTAATCGAACAAAAACCAAAGTTGTCACACTCGCTCCTCTCGGTCTCAATATCGACAGCCCTGAAGATGATGACACCGAGAAGATGCTTAACGTGGATATTTTGCCCAACCTACCTTTCTTCTCAAGCCTTAAATATTTTCCTGCAATGAAAATGGATTCTGTCAAGGTGGGCCTCCAACCGTGCAACGACAGCGCCAAGTACAGCTTCTATTATTGTGCAGCTTGGTGCAACGCCACTGAGTCGTTCGGTGATGCTTCTGACATCCAGTGCACCACTGGACATGTCACTGGTTTTTCTAGCCCTGTTATTGTTGGTTCACTCCACCCCCCAATTCAATTACCTTCACCACCACCCTCAGAGGACGGTTATTATATCTGTCCGTCTAACTGTGCAGTTAATTTTCCGCGCCTTGTGATTTGCTGGACTCCCTCGTCTCTTGAGGGTTGTGAATGTGAGGTGGGAGACAAGCTGTTTAACGTAACCATCCAACTCACCTATTCATCCGTTTAGTTTCTTGCTTTCACTCCTTTCTTTCTGCTGCCTTTTTCCTTTGCCTTTCTGACGCAGTGGGAGCTCGGCTGAAACGCCCGTAAATCTATCAATTCAGGATGCATGTCGATTGCTATCAACCTGATATACATAAAGACGGCAGTGCGAAAACAATAGTACGTCGCGCCTTTTTAGGTTTGTATCAACCGTCGTTCTCACACAGCGTATCGAAACACCGAGAACTGGCTCAACAGACACGGAAAGTCTGGGCACACGACGAAAATAAAAATCCACCCCATCTGCTATCTGCAGTTATCCTCGTAGATGATTTGATTCTACGCATTTGTTCTGTCCTGCTTTGCAGGTTAACACGGGAGACAAACCCGAATCTTTGTTATAGTTCATGAGTTAATTTGAACTATCTTCACACTTTAAGTGAAA